GGGCGAGTCGCGGTTGAAGACGGCGGAGGAGATGGCGGGGGTGGTGCCGGAGCTTCCGGGGATCGACGACTGGCTGACGAAGGCGGGGGCGGGTGACGACAAGGGGTACAACCGGCTGTCGAGGGACGAGGTGTGCCGGCTGATCGAGGGGCGGGCGGAGACGCGGCGGCGGGAGGCGTTGGCGACGGCGGCGGCGGACCTGGAGGCGATGATCGAGGCGGCGGCTTCGGCCCCGGGCCGCAAGTACGAGCCGCCGGCGTCGATCGTCAAGACCGGGCCGGCGGACCCGGCGGACTTCCAGTACGAGCCGGACCCGGCCGAGAGGATTCGGCAGCTGTTGCCGGGCGCGGAGGTGAGTTTGGCCCCCGCCCGGGCGGCGTACGTGGTGCGGCGGGGCGGCTTCGAGTTCGCGGTGGCGGCGGAGGAGATGACCCGGAACGACGACGACGCCCTGGCGGACCTGTTGGCGAGCCGGCTGGGGGCCCTGCCGGAGGGGGCACGGCCGGCCGACGCGGCGGACCCGCCGGGGGGGTCGGCGACGCAGGGGCCGCCGAAGTGTGTCGGGTGCGGCAGGCCGTTCCTGAGCGTGGACCCGACGGCGACGAAGTGCCTGGACTGCTTGCTCGGATAAAGCCCCCCGCCGGCGACCGCATTCCGCCGGCGGGGGCAGCGGCGGGGGGTTGACCGTGAAGGAGCCGATCGTGGGCGTGCCGGTGATCCTCAAGGACGGGCGGGTGGTCTGCTACTCGTGCGCCCAGGACCACGACTGGGCGGACGAGGTGGAGACGTGGATGCCGGCCGACGCGGAGAACTACCCGGTCGAGTGCGAGGAGTGCGGTCAGGTGCTCATCCACGAGAGCCAGCGGGGGCCGTCATGACGTGGCCGGCGTGGGTCCGGTGCCCGTGCCGTGACGAGTACCGGTGCCGCGTGCACGGGCGGCACGCCTTCGAGCGCGACTGCCCGCCGGTCGAGGGGTGGGTGGTCGACCCGTACGAAGCCGGGGGGCCAGCGCCTCCGCCGTCAGCAGGGTCGGGTCGAGCAGTTCCAGGATCAGCGGCAGGTCAGTCATGTCACCCGTAGGGAGTGCAACGGCGGTGCCGGGTTCGCGGCCGTGGCCGACGGACTTCCGGGGCAACCTGCTGCGGCGTCAGATCATCCTCAAGACGTGTCGCGAGTCGCCGAAGTACCGGCCGGCGCTTCTGGCGTTGTGCAGGCGGGACATTATAGCGTTCGCGGACCTGCTGGTGTGGCAGTACAACCCGGACAACGTGGACGACGAGGTGGGGCCCTGGATCACCTGGGACTGGCAGGCGCACGCGCTGCGGGAGACGATGAGGCGGCTGTTCAAGAAGGGCCGCACCGACATGCTCTGGGAGAAGAGCCGGGAGATGGGGGCGACGTGGCTGGCGATCATCATGGTGGTGCACCTGTGCCTGTTCCACCCGAACAAGCGGGTGCTGTGCCTGTCGCACAAGGAGGAGGCGATCCACAAGCCGGGGGACACCAAGGGCACGCTGTTCGGCAAGATCGACTTCCTGCTCTCGCACCTGCCGCGGTGGATGAGTGCCGGGGTCAAGCGGAACAAGCTGGTGTACTCGTTCCCGAACGGCTCGACGATCACGGGCGGGGCGACGACGGAGGCGGCGGGCGTGGGGGACCGGTGCTCGCTCATCCTCCTGGACGAGTTCTCGAAGTACCGGCAGAAGCCGGCCTACGAGATCTTCGGGGCGACGGCGGACACGGGCCCGCGGCTGTTCATCGGCACGCACTACGGGGTGAGCGGCTGCTACTACGACCTGTCGCAGCGGCGGGACATGCCGAAGCTGGTGTTCCACTGGACGCTGCACCCGGAGAAGCGGCGGGGGCTGTACCGGAGCGACCCGGAGTTGCCGTACGGGTTCGAGGTGCTCGACCTGGAGTACTCCTACCCGGCGGACTACGACTACGTGCGGACGGGCAAGCCGCTGGGCGGGCCGGGCGAGATCGTGACGCCCTGGTACGCGGGCCCGGCGGTCGGCGTCAGGAGCCCGTGGTACGACGCGGAGTGTCTGCGGCGGAGCAACGACCGCAACGTGGCCCAGCACCTGGACATCGCCCCCAGTCAGTCGCAGTTCAACTTCTTCGACTCGGTGATGGTGGCGCGGTTGCAGGCGGCGTGCGTGCCGCCCTTGGGGGAGTACGACCTGCGGTTCGACCCGATCACGGGCGACCCGCTGGGCCTCGTGGCGGAGGCGGGCGGGCCGGTGAAGCTGTGGGTGAACCCGGCGGAGGTGGACGCGGGGGGGCGGCTGACGGCGGTGCCGGCGGACGCCTACGGCATGGGGGTGGACGTGAGCCAGGGGACGGGGGCGTCGAACTCGGTGTGTTCGGTCGGGAGTGCGACGACGGGGCGGAAGGTGTGCGAGGTGGCGGTGCCGGACCTGGACCCGAAGGAGTTCGCGGTGTTGTGCATCGCGGTGTGCCGGCTGTTCAAGAACTCGGAGGGGACGCCGGCGCTGTTGAACTGGGAGGCGCAGGGGCCGGGGGGCGTGTTCGGGCGGGTGTTGAAGGAGAAGAAGTTCACGCGGCTGTTCTACCGGGAGAGCCGGGACATCCACAAGCGGGTGGTGGTGAGCGACATCCCGGGGTACGCGACGAACGTGGAGGGGGCGAAGCACAACCTGCTCGGGCACTACGCGCTGGCCCTGAAGGACCGCCTCTTCGTCAACCCGTCGTATCAGGCGTTCGAGGACTGCAAGCACTACCGGTACAACGACGCGAAGGACACGGTGGAGCACCCCAAGCACGCGGGCGGGCCGGACCCGTCGGGGGCGCGGTCGAACCACGGCGACCGGGTGATCGCGGACGCCCTGCTGGTGATGTGCCTGCGGCGGCTGGGGCTGGGCAAGGCGTACGTGGAGCCGGACGAGACCACCGCCCGGCCCACGGCCGGGGTGTGGACGGTCGAGGGGCGGATGGCGATCGCCGCCCTGAAGGATCTCGGCGACCGCCGGGTCAAGCCGATCCGGGCCATGCGGGCGAGCGCCCGCCGGAGGTGGAAGTAGTTGACGGGCCGCACCCCCGCCGGCAAGATAGGGGGCATCCGAGTCGCGTCGGTGTCCGTCATGCCGCGGCGCAAGTTCAGCCCGACGGTGGACCGCATTAAGACGGCGTGGCGGAACAGCCGGGTGGCCGACGCCTTCGGCCGCGACCGCCGCCGCGACATGGTGAGTAACTACGCCGGCTGCAACTGGGCGGAGCAGACCGACGAAGTCGACATCATGCTCAACATGTCGAGCATGTACGTGCAGATCACCGCCGCCTCCCTCATCCCCAAGGTGCCCCGGTTCACCCTCTCGACCTGGGACCGCAGCCAGCTCGAAGCCTGCGACGTCATGCAGGACGACGGCAACCGCGAACTGAAGCGGATGAACGCGGCCGAGACGATCAAGCGGATCGTCATCGACGCCCTGTTCGGCTGGGGCATCTACCGGGTGGCGCTGGCGACCATGCCGGAGGCGGCCACCCGCGGCTGGGGCCAGCAGGGCGGAGAACCGATCCTGACGCGGATCGACCGCGAGGACTACGCCTACGACAACTTCGCCGGCGTGTTCAACGAGTGCCAGTGGCAGGCGCACAGCTACCGGGTGCGGCTGGACGCGGTGCAGGAGGACAAGCGGTTCACCAAGTACCGCAAGGACATCAAGCCGACCCTGCCGCAGCAGTACGACGAGTACGGGGTGGAGAAGATCGGCGTCTTGAACCGCTCGTTCTACGGCATGGACGAGGTGTTCGACATGGTGGCGCTGTGGGAGTTCTACTTCCCCACGGAGCGCGAGATCTGGACGTTCATCACCGACGGGGCGGGCTCCCCGGTGGCGTGTGCCGACGGCCAACCGCTCGGCCGCCAGCCGTGGACCGGCCCGGAGCGGGGGCCTTATGGGCACCTCGGTTATTACTGGGTGCCGGGATCGCCCGTGCCCAAGGGCCCGCTCCAAGACCTGTATCAGGCCGACCTCGCCTGCAACGCGCTGTACCGGAAGGCGTTCGACTCGGTGGAGCGGTACAAGGAGATGACGGCCTACTCGTCGGAGGAGGACGCCCTGCGGGCGAACAAGGCGAGCGACGGCGAGGGCATCTACGTGGAAGACCCCCGCAGCCTCGTGCCGGTCACGACGGGCGGGCAGACGTTCCAGCAGGCGTACGGCGGCGGGCAGGCGGCGCGGGAGCTGTTCGACTTCCAGGGCGGCAACCTCGCGATCATGGGCGGCCGGAGCCAGCAGGCCAAGACGGCCACCCAGGAGCAGATCCTCAACCAGAACGCCCAGGCCGGGATCTCGGACCTCCAGCAGACGACGATGGTGGCGGTCAACGACATGGTCGACCGGCTGTGCTGGTACTGGTGGAAGCACCCGTTCAAGGTGGGCCGCAGTCTGGCGGAGGTGCCGGGGCTGCCGGGCATCAGCCACATGCGCTACGCCTTCCCGAGCGAGCGGCACGACCGGCACCAGTCGGCGGCGGTGCGGCGGGCGGCGCGGGGCGGCATCCGGCGGGAGGCGGACTTCGACGACCTGATGATCGAGGTGGACGTGTCCAGCCTCGTGCCGTCGACGCCGCAGTCGCGGCTGGCCACCCTCCGCTCGGTGTGGCAGCAGGACGTGATGCCGGCGATGACGATCATGATGGGCCAGGGGCTCGCCGCGGACTTCAACCAGTACTTCAAGCTCCTGGGCGAGTTGCTGAACGAGCCGCGGGTCGAGCAGGTGCTCACCGTGCGGGAGCCGCCGCCGGACCAGGGCGGGCAGACGCAGGACGCGCAGGGGCCCAAGCCGAACGTGCCGCGGACGTACAACCGGGTGTCGTCGAGCGAGGCGACGGACACGGGCCAGGGCCGCAACCAGATCACCCAACTGATTACGGGCAACAGCCAGGGCGGGCGGCAGAACGGGTCCGCGCCGCCGGCCATGAACGGGAGGGGCCGATGATCCGCAAGGAGTTCGACTACGTCAGCCCGACGCCGGAGGGGCTGGACAACATCCGGCAACTGCGGCTGGTGTTCAGCGACGTGGCGGAGGCGGTGGAGCGGCTGGTGCCGCCGAGCCGGGGCCGGGCGCTGGCGCTGACGAAGCTGGAGGAGGCGGCGGCCTGGGCGATCAAGGCCGTGGCCCACGAGAGCGCGGAGGACGCCGATGGCTAGGGTGGTGGGCGACGCGGTCGTGGTGACCGACCGGACCCGGTACTACCTCGACGGGGTCGAGGTGTCGGAGAAGCGCTACCGCCGGCGGCACCCGCCGCCGCGGGCCGACGCCGTCGGCTACGGCCGCACCGCCAAGGTGCAGCGGTCGATCGCCCTGGCGGTGCACCCGAGCCAGCGGAAAGAGGCGATCGAGGACGCGATCGCCAAGGGGGTGCCGACGCACTTCACCGAAGACGGGCGGCCGGAGTTCACGAGCCGCGAGCACCGCAAGCGGTACTTCAGGGCGTACGGGTTCTTCGACCGCGACGCCGGCTACGGGGATCAGGCCCCCGAGCGCCACAAGGGCAAGACGCCGCCGCCCAACCCGCTCACCGAGTTGCGGCGGCGGCTGGCGGGCATGATCCGGGTTCGCAGGGAGAGCAGGACCGATGGCTAACCTCGTCGTCCAGGGGGTCGACCCCGCCAAGCGGCCGCAGTGGCTGGCCTTCACCCCGCCCGGGCGGGACACGATGACCGGGCAGAGCCGGACGCGGCTCGTGGCCGGCGACCCGCTGCGGGGCTTCCTGGTGTTCTGGGACCGCATGGGCCGGCTGCCGCCGCGGCCGGGCGAGTGGTGGGGGCAGCCGGACTACCTGCTCGTCGGGCCGAACGGGCTGCGGATGCCGCTGGCGCGGGTGGACCCGGGCAACGCCAGCCGGGACACCCGCGAGTACGACGCCCGGTATTACGGCGAGGTGCGGCTGCCGGGCGGGCTGCCGGCGGGCGACTACACGCTGGTGGCGGGCGCGGTGCCGTTCTACTTCTCGGTCTACGCCCTGCCGCCGCGGTGGGGGTTCGCGCCGGTGACGCCGGCGACGCCGCTGCCGGCGGTGCAGGACTTACTCGACAACGCCTACGACCTGGACCTGGGGCCGGGCTACTACCCGTGGGCCCGGAACGTCTACGACGCGGCCAACCCGCCGCTGCGGCTGTCGGCGGGCACGACGGTGCGGGGGTCCGGCGCGGTCGTCACCGCCCCGGCGATGCCGCCGCCGGCGGCGGGGGACGAGTGGGTGTGGTGCCCGTTCGTGGCGGCCGACGGCTGCGTGCTCGACGGGCTGGAGGTCCGCCTGATGCCCGGGATGCGGGTGGTGCAGGCGATGGCGGGGGCGACGAACTTGACGCTGTCGCGGTGCCGGCTGGCCCCGGCGGCCCTGAACGAGCCGGGGCCGGGGCTGGCGGTCCAGGACTGCGAGGTGACCGGCGTCGGGGCGGGCATCTGGACGACGACGGGCGGCCTGTTCCGCAGAATCTACGCCTACCGCAACGCCGACTCCCACGTCCTCTCGTGCTGGAGCGCCGACGGCACTCTAGCAGTGATAGACTTCCACTGGGACTGGACGGACCGCGGGTTCGTGGCCCAGCCGAACTGGGGGGACGTGCGGGCCAACCTGTTCCTGGGCCCGTGGTGCTCGAACGTGTGCTTCGGGGAGAACGGCTGCGAGTGCTTCCTCGCGGAGGTGTCGCCGGACTTCGGGTTCCACGACAACCTGATCTTCCACTACCGCTACGAGGGCGGCCCGGGCGGCGGGTCGGCGGTCCAGTGGGACGACAAGGCGCGGAACAACTACGTCCGCGAGGCGAAGGTGTACGGCGGCCGGCTGATGCTGGCGGGCGCGGGGGTGGGCGACAACGTGGTCGAGGATCTGGAACTGGCGGGCGGGCTGATCCACCTCGGGCCGGGGGCAAACAACGCGGTGGTCAACTCGGCGGTGTGTCAGCCGCGGGCCGGCAGCGGCGGGTTGCAGTACGTCAACCCGGTGCCGTACAACGAATGGACGCAGGCCGTCCGCTGGGAGGGGGCGGTGGGCCCGGGCAACTTGCTGACGAACGTGGTGTTCGACCTGGGCCTGCGGTTCACGCCCGTGCTCGACCCGGGGCGGTTGACGATCACGGGCTGTTGGTGGAACGGCGCGCCGTTCCCGGGAGGCTGACATGCTGCTGGCAGCGCTCGTCCTGGCCCTCGCCACGGTGCCCAAGCCGGAGCCGCTGTTCACGGCCAGCCGCAAGGGGCTGGGGTTGACCGGCGACTACCCGGGGAGGGCCCAGGACGCGCACGCCCTGGCGGCCGTCCGCCGGGCGGTGGCGGCCGACCTGCGGGCGGGGAAGTTCGCCCCCGCGGCGCGGGAGGGGGCCGAGCCCCTGGCCGCCGCCGTCCTGGCGGCGGTGCGGGACGGCAACGCCCGGAGCGGGGTGGACCCGCACCCCTGGCGGTGGTGGGCGACGCTGGTGGACACGCGGACGGCGACGTTCTACTCGCTGGGCCGGCTGGAGACGGCCGCCGCCTGGGCGGACGCCATGACCGACATCGCCCTGGGACTTGAGGAGTGACGCCATGATGACACTCGCGCCGATCTTTCTCGTGTGCGTGCCCGGCCAGTGCCTCGACTTCAACAGCTTCGAGGTGCGGCTGTCGTCGCTGGAGCAGCGGGTCAGCGCCCTGGAGGCCCGCTCGGGCGTGCAGACGCCGATGCCGTACCTCGCCAGCGCCGTACAGACCTACGCGGCCCCGGCCTACTACGCCCAGCCGGCCTATCAGGCCCAGACCTATTCGGCCCCGGCGTACTACTCGACCTACGCGGCCCCGGCCCTGGCCCAGTACTCGGTCACCCCGGGCTACGGGTTCAACTACGGGTCGAGCTACGGCTACCGGTCGTCGTTCGCGGGGCCGAGCTTCTCGGCGAGCTTTTCGTCGGCCTGCCCGGGGGGCGTGTGTTACGGCGGCGGGGGCGTGAGCCGCTCGCGGTCGGTCAACAAATGGTGGTGAAACCCGTCAGGTGTGAACCCCTTCACACCTGACCGATTTCGGGAGGGTTCCGACCGTGGCCAACGAGCTAACGTACTCGATCACGCTGGACTATTCCGACGCCAACGGCGTCGAGGACGGGATCAGCGGGACGGCGATCGTCATGTCCGCCGCCGGGCAGGCGATGAGCCGCAGCCAGCCGCTCATCAGCCACACGACCGACACGCCGATCCCGCTGGGCGGCGTCATCAACCCGGTCATGCTCGTGGTCAAAAACCTCGACCCGTCCAACGTCGTCACCATCAAGAGCGCCACCGGCGGCACGTCCTTGAGCGACGTCCCCGCCGGGAAAATGGCCCTCGTCACCCTGCCGGCGGGCACCACCGCGCCCGCCGGGAGGGCGACGACGGGCGACGTGAGGATCGACGTCTTTGTGGCGTAGGGGCTTGCAGCCGCCTAGCCGGCCTTGTACGATTGTCGGCATCCGAGTCGCGACAAAGCAGCCCGGGGTGCCACAGCAACCTGACCAACAACTCGAAAACGGCACCCAGTCGCGGATCTACGACCCCGCCTCGCCGCCGGAGCCACCTCCCCGGCGGCGGGCGGCGGTCGGAGAAGACGACGAGCACGTCGAGCGCGACCCCAAGACCGGGCGGTTCATGCGGCCCGGGTTCTCCGCCAAGCTCATCACCCGGGCCCGCCACTACGGCCTGACCGACGACGACCTCGCCGACATCGACAGCCCCGAAGACCTCCAGCGGACGGTCTCGGAGTTGGCGCAGACCGAGCGGCTCAGCCGCATGTTCAACCCGCAGGCGATCGTCGAGGCGGCCCGGGCCCGCGACAAGGGCCCCGAGCCGGTCGCCGCCGCAGTCACGCCCCTGGACCTGGGCCTGTCCGACGAGGAGGACGGGCCGCGGCTGAAGGGCATGTTCGAGAAGATGACGGCCTTCTACGAGGACCGCATCGCCAAGCTCGAAAAGCGGCTGGGCGACCGGGACAAGGCCGACGAGGCCCAGCAGCAGCAGGCGGGCCTGTCGTTCGCCAAGAAGGTCGAGAAGTGTTTCGCCAAGCACCGGCAGATCTTCGGCGAGGGGTCGATCAACGACCTCGACCGCACCAGCCCCGAGTTCCACTTCCGCGTGGCCGCCGTGGCCTACCACCGCAACAACGGCGGCGCGATGGACGACCTCGCCGAGAACATCGACGACTTCGTCAAGGCCCGCTTCGGCGGCAGGTCCAAGGCCGTCCGCCGGGGCCGGGCCCCGGAGGAGTACGAGGACGAGTACGAGGAGCCCGACGAGGAGCTCGACGAGGCCGAAGAGTGGGAGCGGGGCGTGCTCCGCCGGCCCACCCAGGCCGGGCCCCGCGAAGCGCCCCCGGGCGTGGACAAGGCCAAGGCCGGCGTCAAGAAGCGGATGGCGTCCTACGGGCAGGCGAACGACAGTCGGAAACCCCGCGGCATCTACCTCAAACACCCCGGTCGCGACCAACAACGCCAGAGGTGACCCGTGCCTGAACTGACCGCTACTCAACTCGTGGACGTGGTCGCCGGCACTTTGCGCGACCTGGGGCGGCCCCACTACGAGCCGTTGATGACCGACATCCAGGAGTTCACGGCGTTCCACAACCTGCTCGACGAGACGCGGGTCGCCGAGCAGACGGGCGGCTACGGCGTGCAGTGGAACGTGGCCGTCAACAACTCCGGCACGGCCCGGAACGCCGGGTTCGGCGGGCAGGACAACCCGCAGATCAAGTCGACGATGACGCAGGCCCAGGCCGACTGGCGCGGGATCACCGCCGACTACTCGTTCCTCGGCGAAGAGATCTCGATGAACGCCGACGAGGAGGAGCAGATCGTCGACCTCATCGCCGAGCGCCGCGTCGCCACGTTGTACGCGGTGGCCGAGCTTTTCGAGAGTGACTTCTGGGGGCCCCCGGTTTCCTCGACGGACACGATCACCCCGTGGGGGGTGAATACGTGGTTACAGAAGTCGGCGACGGAGGGGTTCACGGGGCTGATGCCGCCCGGGTACACGACCCTGGGCCTGAGCACCAGCACCTACTCGCGGTGGCGGAACTACGCCTCCCCCTACGCCTACGTGACGCCGGACGACCTGATCCGCCGCTGGCGGCGGGCGTCGCGCCGCACCAACTTCAAGCCGCCGGTGAGCGGCATCCCGCAGCCGGGCACGGCGGTGCAGTACGGGTACTACACCTCCGAGCCGGTGCTCAACTTCCTGGAGGAGTTGCTGGTCGGCCAGAACGAGTCGATCGGCACCGACCTCGCCCGCTACGACAACGACGTCGTCTTCCACCGGACTCCGGTGCACTGGGTGCCGTTCCTCGACCGCGATTCCACCGGACCCGTGTACGGAATTAACTGGGGAAAAATGAAGACTAAGGTGTTGCGGGGCTGGTGGTTGCGCGAAACGAACGTCCCCCACTACCCGGGCCAGCACACGATGAGCGCCCACTTCCTCGACTGCCGGTTCCAGCCGATCATGTACACGCGGCGGTGTCACTTCGTGCTCGCCACGGGCACGAGCTACCCGAGCTAAAGGCGACCCCACTTTAGGCGAGGTGGGGCATGGTGGCAGGGCCGGGCGGGGTGTGGGCACCGCCCGGCCCGATACTAGGGGGTCGATCCATGGCGCGGCAGGAGCGGGACGTGGGCGGGGTGATGGTCGGCATCAACCACAAGGGGGGTGCCCGCTACGGCTCGGTGCAGCGGGACGGCCGCAGCGAACTGCTCAAGGCCCAGGCCGAAGACGGGCCGGGCACCAACTTCTGCCCGTTCGGGTGCAACGACGACGAGCTCGACGAGCAGGGGTACTGCTTCCACCTGATCGGGTTCTCGCCCGACGGCCGCAAGCTGGAGCGGAACGAGGTGGGCGAGGACGGGCGGGTGCGGACGAAAGCGCCGATCCGGCGGGTGAACGGCCGGATCACGCTGGTGCACAACGAGCGGGTGGACCCGGCCCGGCACGTCAAGGTGCCGATCGTGGTCGGCGGCAGCTTCCGCATCTACGAGAACATCCCGCGGCCGGACGACTACCCCGAGTACGTCTCCGACGAACTCTCCGACGAGGAGATCGCGGCGATGGACGCGGAGGAGGCGGAGGAGGAGGCGGCGGCCCAGGAGCGGGAGCGGGCCGCGGCGGACGCGGCGGAGACCTACGGCCAGGAGCCCGAGAAGACACCGCGACGGTCCAAGCGCCGCCGCGCCAACGCGGAGGAGTAGATCATGGCGGTGAACACCCTGCGGTTCGTCCAGCCGACCCAGGCGGACGTGTTGAACGACTACTCCGACTCGATCTGGGGGACGTGCCCCCTGGAGTCGATCAAGGACGGGCAGACGCCCGGCGACGTGCTGGAGTACGAGTTCGACGGGTTCAAGCTGTTCTCCAACGTCAACGCGGCCGAAGCCTACGCCGCCGACAAGTTCAACGTCTTCGGGTCGAACAACGCGGCGATCACCGACGGCGACATCGTCGGCGGCGGGGTGACCCTGAACCCGAACGCCTCCGACAACGGGCTGTCGATCATCCAGGCCACGACCTCGTGGCAGATCTCGCAGACGACGGCCCGGTTCTGGTTCGAGTGCCGCATCCAGACCTCGACCATCGCCGACACGCAGCACGACATCTTCGTCGGGCTGATCGACTCGACGGCCGCGACCGCGATCTCGCCGATCACCGCCACCGGCACCCTGGCCAACGTCAACCTCGTCGGCTTCCAGCGGCCGGAGACGGCCCGGACGGTGGCGGGCACCGGCGGCGCGATCATGAACACCGTCTACAAGGCCAGCGGCGTGACCGCGGTGACGGTGCAGAACGACGCGGTGGCGTTGCAGGCGGCGACGTGGACGAAGCTGGGCATGTACTTCCAGCCGCTCGTCAACCCGTTCAACCTGAACACGGCCAGTTCGGGCGTGCCGGCGACGGCGAACGACGGGTTCGGCAAGTACCTGCTGAGCTTCTACCAGGACGGCAAGATCCTGGGGACGCAGAAGCAGATCCCGTCGGCCCTGGGGACCGACTTCCCCAACAACAACCGCTTCCGGTTCTGCATCGCCACGGTCGGGGCGACGGCCACGACCGGCACGACGTCGATCGACCGGGTGCGGATCGCCCAGGTCTACTCGTGAGGCGACGATGCCGGCCAAGAGCCAGAAGCAGCGGCGTTACCTCAACTGGAAGTTCGGGCACGCCTGGGTGAAGCGGCACCACTTCGACAACAAGGGCAAGCTGCCGACCCGGGTCAAGAAGAAGACCACCAAACGGCGGAAGAAGAAGCGGAGGTAACCATGGCGCACAAGAAGATGGCCCACCACGGCGGGCACCATTCGGGGCACGGGTCGGGCGACCACCCGCCGGCCCACAAGGGCCACGGGTTCGTGGGCGGGCACAACGGCAACGCGCCGGGCATGGGCCGGCACTTGCAGAACAACGACGCCGGGCCGACGCCGGGGGCGTGCTCGGCGCACGAGTACTTCCAGGGCGCGAACGAGGGCATGTACGGCGGCGACTGCGACGCCGGCGCGGGCGACCCGGACGACTGATGGACGAGAGCACGCTGATCGCGGCCTACGACGACCTGCGGGTAGACGTGGCTTACCACCTCGGCTACACGCGGACGGTGGACAACTGGAATCAGCGGCAACTGGACAACCTCGCCGCGACGCTCAAGACGGGCTCGCGGCAGTTCTACTTCTGCGGCGAGCCGTGGAGCTTCCTGAAGCCGGTCCGGTCGGTGACGCTGCACTCCGGGCAGAACGTGTGTCGGCTCCCGGGTGACTACGGGGCGTGTGAGGGGCCGATCACGGTGTCGGTGGACGGTCAGGGAAGTTTCTACCGACAGTTGCGGACCGGGCCGGCCCAGGACGTTTACCTGCGGGAGAAGCGGATGCCGAACACCCCGGGGTCGCCGGCGATCCTGTGCGAGGAGGTGGCCCCGGGCAGCCCCAACGCCCGCCAGTCCTCGCGGGTGCAGTTCCACGTCTGGCCGACGGCCGACGCCGACTACACGCTCACCTTCCCGATGAAGATCCTGCCCAACGCCCTGACCGGCGAGTTGCCGTTCGCCTACGGCGGGGCGGACCACTCGCAGACGCTGTTGCAGTCGTGCAAGGCGGCGGCGGAGCGGGACATCGACTCGATCGGGCCGCAGAGCCCGGCGGCGATCCAGCAGCCGGAGTTCGCCCGGATGCTGGAGATCTCCAAGACGCTCGACCGGCGGCGGAAGCCGCACACGGTCGGGGTCATGTGGGACCGCAGCGACCTGCGGCGGCACCGGGTGCCGGGGAGTACGCCCCGGCCGCTCCTGCCGATCTTGGTCCAAGGCACTCTGTATGACTAGGCGATGAAAGGAGGGGTGCGATGGCTAAGCATAGTAAGTCTCACCCCGGCTTTTAAGGCGGTCCAGAAGAAGATCGCCAAGCGGTACGGGATGAAGCGGGCGGGCGCGATCCTGGCCAGCGCCACCCGCAAGGCCAGCGCCAAGGCCAAGCGGCGTAACCCCCGGCTCAAGCGGGTCAAGGGGCGGAAGCGCAAGTAGGAGGGTCGGTCATGCAGCGACTCCGTGCACATGCGGTCGACGCCCAGGGCGGCGTGCTCTACGACCAGCTCGACGACCGCTACTTCAGTCGCGGGGCCGGGCCGCCGGTGAACGGCGTGCAGGGCTACAACCCGGCCTCGTTGTGGCTCGACGAGGTCAACAAGCTGCTCTACCAGAACGTCGGCGACCAGAACTCGTCGAACTGGGTGGTGCAGTTGGCCGGGGTCATGAACCCGATCGTGGTGCCGCCGGCGACGACGACGCTCACGCTCGCGCCGACGCCCAACGCCAACCGGGTCACGTCGGTCGCGCCGACGGGCGGGCTGGCGATCACCATGCCGACGGCCACCGGGTCGGGGCTCAACTACACGATCCTGCTGTCGGCGACGGTGGCCGGCGGCAACCTGACGATCGACGCCAAGCCGAACGGGCCGGCGCTGTTCTCCGGCTACGCCCAGCAGAACAAGCCGGGCACGGGGCTGACGGCGACGGCCACGGCCGCCAACACCAACCTCATCACCCTCAACGGCTCGACCCAGGGCGGCATCGCCGGCGACCAGATCGAGTTGCAGGACACCGCCCCGAACGTGTGGACGATCTTCATCAACGGCCAGTACTCGGGCGTGTTCGCCAGCCCGTTCAGCAACCACTAACCGGTCAGGTGTGAACCCCTTCACACCTGGGGGCTTTCATGTCCGAGATCCTGGTCGCCGGGACGCCGCCGGAGCCGCCGAAGAAGAAGGTCCAGCCGGACCTGTGGATCGTCTTCCACCCGGAGACGCAGTCGGTCGAGGTGGTGCTGCACGCCGAGCGGCTGAAGTCGTGGGACTTCGCCCGGGCGCTGCTGCTGATGGGGGCGCAGCAGGCGGAGCGGATGGCGGACATGCAGGCCGCCCAGAAGTTCCATCAGGCCATGCAGGACAACGCGATGGTGCAGGGGATCATGAAGGATCTGCCCCGTCGCTGACGAGAGTGTCGCCGCCCCGTAGCCGCGGGGGCCAGTGCCGGGGTCGGACCCGTCACAGTTCGATCATGCCGACGCGGACAGCGACTCCGCAACCGGCAGAGGTCAGTGCGGGGCGGCGACCGCTTCTTCCGGCCCGGGTCGCACCGGGCCGGTTTCGTTGGGGGGTCACTCATGCCGGCTTTCATCCAGGAACAATTCAGCGCCGGGCTGCAACTGATGTACGGCACGAGCCCGACCGTCAACGGGTTCACGGCCCTGAAGCCGAGCGCGGCCGAGCCGGACCCGACCCAGGGCGGCATCCTGCCGCTCTCCGGCGGCGACCTGGGGGCCGGGATCGCGGCGGCCGGGGCGTTCCTCCAGTTCTTCGGCGGCAACGCCAACGGCAACACCATGTCGGCCCAGTTGTGGGGCTGGTCGCTGCTGCGGGGCCAGGACAACGTGGCCTTCGACCTGTGGGTGCCGGCGCTGCTGTGCAGCTTCTCGGCGATCACCATCGACGGCACCTTCCCCGGGGTGGCGGGCACGCTGGTCGGGTCGGGCGAACTGTTCGCCTCGCAGATCACCCTGAACGTGGGCAACTCGGCGCTGTCGGTCGAGGTGCTCAGCCCGGGCTCGACGGTCGCGCCGGCGCACGTCGTCGTCTCCTGCAAGGGGATGAGGTACCTGCAAATGCTGCTGTCGACGGGCGGGGTCGCCAACCACTGCAACGGGGTGTGGAGGCCGCTATGATCGGCATCCAGGGGCCGAACCCGCTGGCGACGCTGGACCCGCCGTTCGACGCCGGGCTGGGGCTGGGGTCGATCTGGACGCCGGCGGCGCTGGGCAACGCCCTGGTGTGGTGGGCGGAGGCGGTGAGCGGGTACGTCTACTCGGACACGGCCTACACGACGCCGGCGACGGCCAACGGCACGCTGGGGAGCCTGCGGGACCGGCGGGGGCCGAGCAAGCCGGGGGTGGCGTTCTCGGGCGGGACGGCGACGTGGACGGGGACGGCGGCCAAGTTCGACGGGGCGGTGGTCGGCACGCTCAGTTCGCTCCTGGCGATGGGCGGGGCCGCCTCGGTCTACGCCGTCGGCACCCGTGCCGCGGCCAGCAACTACGTGGTCCTGTCCCGCAACAGCGGGGCGTCCGGGCTGTGGATCGACAACCTCAGCAACCTCCAGATCGTCAGCCCCAGCGGCAACGTGACGGTGCCGTCGTTCAGCCCGAGCGGGTACTTCCTGCTGCGGGTGCGGATCGACGGGCTCACCCAGGCGTGGGCGGCGGCGACGGGCATCGCCGACAGCATGGTGGGCACGGCCGGCGGGTTCGGGTTCAACACGCTGGGCAAGGAGTTCACGGTGCCGACGCTGATGGCGGCGAACAACCAGATCGCCGCGGTCCTGTGCTTCAACACCGACACGGTGGCCAACGGCACCGACGGTCAGATCCTGGCGTACATCAAGCAGAACTTCGGGGTGACGCTGTGAGCGACGTCGTCGCCAGCCTGAGCTTCCCGTTCAAGGGCGTGGACGTGTCGCAGGACGTGTCCGGGCAGCCGCCCCTGACGTGCGTCGTCGGGATCAACGTGCAGACGTACGAGCCGTCCAGCAACCGCGGCCGGGGCGGGTCGAGGCCCGGGATGAGCCGGCTGCCGCAGGGGCAAGTGCCGACGGGCTTCGGGCTGGTGCAGCACCTGAACACGGTCATCACGACCGACGCCGCCAACGTACCGACGGGGATCGAAGACCCGACCAACCCGGTGATCGACGACTGGAGTTCGCCGGGCGGCCCGGAGTTGTGGGGCACCGCGCCGCTCTACCTCGACCCGGTGACGGGCGCTCCGGTGACGGGGGCCACCCTGGGCACCCGTATCCCCGGCCACCCGCGCCGGCGGAAGGAGGGGAGCGGCTATCAGCCGAACCCGAACCAGTTGACGCAGGCCCCGCCGCCGGGGGCCAAGCGGGGCTGTTTCCAGGGGCAGATCGTTTACGTCATCACGAACCCGCCGCCGGACATCGGCGGGTGGAACGGGCAGAGCCCGTCGGAGGTGGGCATCGGCTGCCTGCCGTACGCCCCGCTGGTCGGCTACACGGCCCCGGGCACGGCGGCGCTCATCCCCAAGGGCGTCGCCAACCCGACGCTGGGCACGCCGGCCGACATGGCGATCCTCGACTACATCCGGGTCTGGCTCGCCCACTACGTCGGCTCGAACTGCTACGGCACGGTCACCAGCGACCTCATCACCGACCCGTCGACGGTGGTGTCGGGCGGGTGCACGAACCTGCCGTGTTCGGCCGCCCCGCCGACCTACGTCCCGACGGGGCCGATCGTCGGCACCAAGATCTTCCCGGCGTGAGGGCGGCATGGAGCGGATCGTGACGGCCCACTTCCCGGTGGCGGGCATCGACCGCAGCCGGGCGTTCTCGGACCAGCAGCCCCGGCCGCTGCCGCAAGGCCAGTGGGACCTGACGGGGCAGATCCAGAACGTGCCGGGCGTCGGGCCGCAGCCGGTGGCCGAAGACGTGTACGGGCGGACGACCTACCTGGGGGTCAACGTCCAGGGGTTCGAGGCGACGACGGACCGCCGGCGGGGCGGGAGTCGTCCGGGCTTGAGCAAGTACATCCCGCAGGCGGTGCTGAACGTCCCCGACTGGGCGCTCCAGCACCTCGGGCGGGTCACGACCACGGGGACGACCGTGACGCAGCCGAACCAGTTCGGGCGACAGGTGTGGCTGGTGCCCGTCAGCCAGGGCAACGTCGCCTACGCCCAGGCCGGCGACCTGACCTGGACGCCGGCCAACAACGCCACGGGCAACACGCCGCCGCTGAGCCTGACGGGCATCGTCCGCTCGGCGGCCAACGGGCAGAAGCTGTGGTTCGCCGACGGCACCAACTGGTGCTACTTCGACCCGGCCACGGGCACGGTCTACCTGTGGAAGGCGACGGCCGGCACGCTGCCGGTGGACTCGCAGAACAACAAGCCGAAGCTGATCTGCAACTGGCGGGGCCGCATCGTGCTGGCCGGCTGGTTCAAGATGCCGCAGGCGATCTACATGTCGGCCACCGACGACCCGACCGACTGGGATCTGGCCCGGCTGAACTACTCGCCGAGTCAGGCGTTCGCGACCACGGTCGGGCCGCAGAATAGCCCGGGGTCGGTGGTCACAGCACTCATGCCGTTCAACGACGACGTCCTCGTAATCGGCTGCGACCACGAGTTGTGGATGGTCAACGGCGACCCGCAGGCGGGGGGACAGATCTCGCGGATCACCGACGCGATCGGGGTCGCGCCGGGGCTGGCGTTCACGATGGACCCGTACGGCACGCTCTACTTCGTCAGCAACAAAATGGGGATTTATTCGATGGTCCCCGGGCAGTTGCCGCAGCGGATTTCGCAGCCGATCGAGAACCTGATCCAGGACGTGAACACGGGCACGAACGGGATCGTGTGCGTGTGGGACGACCGCTTCCAGGGGGTGCGGATCTACATCACGCCGCTCGACCAGCCCAGGGCGACGGTCCACTACTTCTGGGAGGCCCGGACGGGCGCGTGGTGGCAGGTGGTGCACGCGAACCCGCTGCACAACCCGCTCTGTGCGATCGACTTCGACGGCAACACGAGCACCGACCGGACGGTGGTGGTCGGCTCGTGGGACGGCTATGTGCGGTTCGTGGACAAGGCGGCCGTGGACGACGACGGCACGCCGATCAGCAGCGAGGTGTGGCTCGGGCCGATCCTCTCGAAGACGTTCGACGACATGCGGGTGGACGAGCTCGTGGTGGACCTGGGGGAGACCTCGGGGCCGCTCCAGTGGAGCATCCACCCGGGGCTGACGGCGGAGGCGGCGCTGACGGCGGCCCCCGTGGAGACGGGGGCGTTCGTGGGCGGGCGGAACGCGGCGGACCCGGTGCGGGTGAACGCGCACGCGCTCTACCTGCGGTACTATGCGAGTGGGGCGTGGTCGCACGAGCGGACGCGGCTGCGGGTGACGGAGAAGGGGCCGCTCACGGGCCGCCGAAAATGACCCGAGAATCGGGCCGGAGGAAGTAGCCATGCCGAGCACCAGTTATCCGGTGATGAACCCGGGCGCGATGGGGCTGTACAACCAGCAGTTGCAGTTGAACCTCTCCAACTACGCCAACATCGCCAACGCCTACAACCAGGCGCAGGCGAACGCCGGGTCACAACTGGGCGGCATCTACAAGGGCTACGGGTCGCTGACGCAGTCGGTGCTCGGGGCCCTGGGGGTGCAGAAGCCGGGCGACTGGGGCGTGGCGACGCCGGCGGCCCAGCAGATCGAGCGGCAGTACCAGCAGAGCCAGGGGCAGAACCAGCAGGCGCTGATTAACGCCGGTCTCGGTAACTCCAGCACTCTCTCCAACGTCATGAACCAGGGCAGCCTTCAGGCGGCGCAGGCGTATGGCAACCTGGGGGCGCAGCTGGCGCAGACGGCGGCCGGGTACGAGAGCCAGATCGGGCTGGCGGGGTTGAGCGCCCGGCAGCAGGGGTTGAGCCAGCAACTCGGGCTGACCTCGAACTACATGGGCAACATCGCGCACTTCGACTTCGCCCCGCGGATCGACCCGTACGGCCAGTACAGCTACAGCGCCGGCGGGGGCGGCGGGGGCGGCGGGGGCGGCGGGGCCGGGGCCGGGACGATGAGCGGAGGCAGTCCGTTCTCCAACTGGCTCATGAACTCGGGCGTGCCGGCCTACTCGGGTACGGCCGCCAACAGTTACGGGTACTCGCCGGGCTACAGCCAGGGGGGTTACGGCGGCCAGCCGGCCGGACGTTCCTTCGGCGGCTACGGCAATTACGAGCAGGGCATCGGCGACTTCCAGTTCACCGGGCCGCCGTCGCCGATCCCGGGGATGGACTACATGGGCGGGGCCGGGAGCGAGTTCGGCGGCGGCGGCGACTATTCATAGGAGGCACCCATGCACGTTCGACGACTTATCGACGACCTCGCCCTGCGGGCCGCGCTGCGGGCGCACCGGCGGGCGCACGCTGTCAAGTGCTCGTTCGTGTCGGGCACGGTCACCGACCTGCTCTTCCAGAACGTCGCCGACTACACGGCGATCGCCAGCTTCACGGCGGAGTTGTCGCTGCTCTCGGGGGCGCGGCAGCCGTTCATCCCGGCCGGGTTCTTCGACAACCAGAACAAGCCGGGCCGGGCGGTGCGGATCGTGGCCAAGGGCCTGCTGAGCACGACGCTCACGCCGACCTACACCTTCCTCGTGCGGCTGACGACGGCGTCGGGGCCGACGTCGTTGAGCGGCACGGTGGTGGCGACGAGCCCGGCGGTCACGACCCAGTCGGGCGTCACGAACAAGAACTGGGAACTGTACGTCGACTTGATCTGCAACACGCCGGGCATCGGCGGCGGCAACTGCACGCTGTCGGGGGCCGGCTGGGTGACCTCGCCGGCCGGGTTCGCCTCGCCCTTCCAGTACCCGATGGACTCGGGCACGCCGGGCACCTGGACGTCGACGATCGACGACTCGGTGACGCAGTACGTCAACCTGTCCGTCGTCAGCAGCGCCAGCAACGCCTCCAACACCCTGACCTTGAAGCAACTTCTGGTCTTCGGGCTGAACTAGTGTGCCGATCACGCTCGCGCAAGCCGTGGCGACGAACACGAGCGGGGGGACGACGCAACTCACCGTCACCCCCGGCGTCGGCGTCACCAACGGCAACGGGCTGATCGTGGCCGTCGGCTGGTCGACGTCCGCCCCGACCTCGGTCACCGACAACAACGGCGTCGCCCTCGCCGCCGCCCAGGCCCAGAACTTCTTCGGCTCCTACGGGTGCTCGCTCTGGTGGCTCTCGGCCGCGTCCGGCTCCCCCACCTCCGTCAAGGTCAATTTCTCGGGCTCGAACGCCTGTCAAGCGACCGTCTACGAGGTGGTCGGGGCCATCACCCCGAACGCCGGCAACGGCAACAACGCCAACGTCGTGAACCCCAGCGCCGGGGCGTTTACCACCACCAACCCGAACACGGTCGCGGTGGCGTGCGTGAAGGCCGGGTCGGCGATCACCGCCCAGCCGGCCGGCTACTCGCTCGACCTCAACGCGGCCAACTTCGGGGCGGGGTATCAGGTCTACACGGCGACCCAGACGGGCATCAACCCGACGTGGACGACGAACACGTCCAGCGGGGCCCCGGTGTGTATCGAGGCGTTCACCTCGTCGGTGGTCGGCGCGCCGCCGCCGGTGTTCCCGACGCCGGTGCGGCGGGCGCTGTTCCTGGCGGGCCCGTGGCCGTTCGGGCTGCCGTACGTCGTCGTCACCCAGTCGGCCCCGCCGGTGCCGCCGCCGACGGCCCCGGTGCCGCCGGTGATGCCGATGGTGGCGCAGTTGTCCCTGGCCCTGCGGGTCGGGCTGTTCCACCGCGTGCCGGTGCCGCCGGTGCCGTTCCCGCCTCCGGTGCCTCCGGTGCCGCCGCCCCCGCCGCCGGGTCCGGGGCGGGCGGACCGGTCGACGCAGTTGCGGCGGCAGAGCTACGTCGCGGACGACCGGCGGGACCGGCGGGCGAGCGACCAGCTGGCCGACATCGTCAACTCGCTCACCGGCAAGGGCCACCTGATCCAGACCGGGCCGGCGGACTGGGTGATCGTGGGCGCGGCCCGGACGCAGGGCCGCGACCCGCTGCCGACGGACGACGTGACGCAGGGGTTCGAGCCGGGGATGCTGTGGCTCAACACGGCCACCCGGGGTAAATTCATGTGCGTGGACAACACGGCCGGGGCGGCGGTGTGGGATCCGCTGTGACGGTCAGGTGTGAAGGGGTTCACACCTGGGAGGTTTCCGATGCCGCAGACGTACGACGACAACCCGGGCGGCGACACCAGCTTCGACGACGAGGCCCCGCAGTCGGACCAGGGGGCCGGCGGGTCGGCGGCGCTGGAGTACCTCGTGGGGCAGGGCGACCGGCCGCCGCCGCGGGTGCCGCCGAAGCCGAACTGGACGGAGATCGCGAACAACCTGCCGACCTGGAACCAGGGGGACGAGATCGACTTGCAGCGGTTGCAGAACGGGGCGGGGTACATCCGCAACCAGTCGATCAGCGGCCGGTGGGGGCCGCAGACGACCTCGTTCATGACGGACCAGTTGAACGAGCAACTCGGGCCGATGATGCAGAAGAAGCAGCAGGCGGTGCAGTTCCAGAAGCAGCAGGCCAAACAGGAGGCGATGGACCAGAACGCCACCCAGTCGGCGATGGCGATCCACGACACCGGGGCGGCGATGAGCGCGCTGCCGGAGCAACTCCAGTACATCCCCATGGCGCACGGGACGATGGTGCTCGGGCCGGACGGCAAGGGCGGGGTGCAACAGTTCGACACGCCGGAAGCGCCGGAGACCACTACGGCGGGCGGGGGCGGCGATCAGGTCGATCAGGTCGGGCCGCCGGCCCCGGGCGAGGACCAGGGGGCCGGCGGTCAGGCCCAACAGCCGGACCTCGCGGCCGACGGCCAGCCGTACGGCGATCAGGCCCGGTACAGCGTGGTGCGGGGGCCGGACGGGGTGGCCCGGCAGCAGCGCATCCCGACGGCGGCCGAGCACGCGGCCATGCAGGCGGCGACGCCGGAGCAGCAGATGGCGATCGCCGACCGGATCGGCAACGGCACGTTCGGCACGGCCGCCCCGCAGCCGGACCAGGGGCCCATGTCGATCCAGAGCGGCCCGTTCCGGGACGTGTACCAGGGCGGCCGACTCACTTCGACGAACCGGCCGCCGCCGCCGCAAGCGGGGGCGGGGGCCAACCGGTTCCTGCCGTCGGCCGAGCAGTTGCAGGCGATGCACGTGGCGGCGGACGCGGCGGTGGCGCACATTCAGAACCCCCGGTATCGGGAGTTGGAGCGGGCCCGGATCTTGGGCGGGATGGTGCACGCCTTCTCCACGAACGCGATCCACCGGCAGGACGCGGAGGACCGGGCCACGGCGGCGCAGAAGCATCAGGACTTCGTGACCGCGCAGGCGGACCGGAAGGAGCAGGCCAAGGCGCACAAGGACCAGCAGGAGAAGGACGACCAGGAGTTCTTCAAGCAGTACAAGGTCCACGAGAAAGCCCTTGAGGACAGGATCACCGACGCACGAAAGAAGCACGGGCCCGACGCCGACCTGTCGGGTATTCTCGGCGGCCGGCCGGAGACGACGGACTACCTCAAGCACCGCGGGCTGGCGCACGACATGGCGGTGGACGACGTGCGGAAGCTGCGGCCCGGCTACCAGTCGCCGGAACAGCGGGCCGCGCCGCCGCCGGGTCCGCCGCGGCTCAGGGACGACGAGGCGAAGGCATTCGCCAACCAGTACCAGAAGATCAGCGCCGCGCACGGGGCCGCCCCGGCGGCGGACGTGGCCCAGCGGGAGCGGCAGCGGCAGCGGACGGAAGAAGACCTGAAGCGGACGGGGCTGAACCCGACCGGCGGCGGGATCTCGCCGTGGCGCATCTTCGGGGACTGACATGGACGACGACTACACCCAGACCGAGCGGCCGGACGACGACGACGCCGCGCAGCCGAGTCTGCAACCGGCCGCGCAGCAGACTGGCACGGCCGTCGCCGAGCCGCCCGCCGCGCAGCCAGCCCAGCCGGCCCAGCCGCCGGATCCGACGGACCCCGTTTACCGGTCGATCATTTCCACCCGGCCGGAGAACGCTCGGGCGGCCTGGACCCTGGCCGACAACCCCGACATGAACACGGCCCAGCGGCGGATGCAGGACCTGCTCCGCACGCACGCGATTGCCGGCCGCAGCTACGACGAGATGGCCGCGAACTTCAAGTCGTCGTTCGGGTTCGACGCCCCGGGGAAGGACGACTACAAGACGTGGGAGGATCGGGCCGACCGGGAAGCGCTGCTGGACCTCAACCGCCGGCAGGCGGAGCGGCAGGGCCCGCTGGTGAGCACGACGCTGGCGCAGGCGCTGGACCCGCTCGGGCGGGGGGTGGCGCGGTCAGTGATGTACGGCCGGGCAAAGGATCGGTTCGACAAGGGCACGCCGACCGGCGAGGACTACGGCGTCATTGCCGAATACGAGCGGGAGCAGCGGCAGATCGCCGACTCCGAGAAGTCGTTCGGCGGGTTCCTGCTCGGCCGGGCGACGCAGTTGCCGGGGTTCCTGTATACCGCCGGC